ATCGATGTGCCAGAGCATCAGGGTGGCAACCACTTCATCGTCGCCGCCGGCATCGGCCTGCAGCACGCCCTGCAGGTAGGGCGCGTAGTCGTCCAGGATCTCGGCCTTGAACTTGCCCTTGGCCTCGCCCGACTGGATCTGCTTGAGGCGCAGGCGATGGTCCTGCAGCTTCATCATGTGCAGCTCGTACTCGGACGCGTTGTCCACCGGCGCCGAACCCTGGCGCCGGGCCGATTCCTCAGCCGCGCGAACGCGGCTGAGGTGCTTCTTGGCGGGACTGGCGGCCATGGGATCAGGCTTCCTTGATCTCGATGTTCTCGACGACGCAGCCGAAGCCGTAGTCCTCGACCACGTAGGCGTCGTTGGACGACTCGTAGTTCTCGATCCGGTTCTTCTTCGGGTTCTCCACGACGTGGCGGCGGCGGCCACCTTCCTGCCAGTAGATCGACAGGTTGGACAGCGAGGTGATCAGCAGGGTGCCATCCGGGATGTAGGGAACCTCTGCCACCTGCAGGCCGCCCAGACGGCGCTGGGAGAGGATGACGTCGGTGGCCAACTTCTCGGTGGCCGGCTGGTCGGCGTTGACCAGCGGGAAGTACTTGTCGTGCAGCAGGCCACGGCCAACCACCGCGACCAGGCCCGGATCCTTGCGGTGCCACGGATCGATGAGGTTGCTCACCGCGTCGAAGACCAGGGCGTCCAGGTTCTTGTAGTCACCATCGACGCCGACCACCACCTTGCCCGAGCCAGCTTCCACTTCACGCATGACGCGCGCCGGTGCGTTGGTGCGGTACTGCTGCAGCCAGCCGATGTTGACGTCTTCCAGATTCGGATGGGCGGCACGGTCGGTGGTCGCCGCCGCGCTGGTGCCATGGAAGCCGATCATCAGGCGGTCCAGTGCCTGGCGCTTGACGATGGCATCGCGCAGTCGGGCCTGGAAGTCGGGGAACTTAGCCCAAGCGTCCAGCAGCGCGTAGCGGATCGCGGTGTCGAAGTCGGTCTGCTTGCACTCGTAGCTCTGGCTGTCCAGGCCGGAGACGTCGCGCGGGGAGCGCTCGCCGTTGCCGGTGGTGTCGGTGCGGCCGGCGATGGTGCTGGAAACACCGATGCCAACTTTCTGACCCTTGAGTTCGTTGACGCCGATGATGTTGATGCGGCCGAGGAAGTCGCTGGACTCCTGCATACGGGTTTCCAGCTTCTGCTGGATGGTCGGATCGACGCTGAACACCTGGCCGGCGTCGGCGACGCCATTGAGGGAAGCGATCTGGCTGAGGAACGCCGTATACAGCAGGCGGGTGTCATTACGCATGGGTGGTCTCCGAAAGGCGGGATGTGGGCGGTGTGCGGTGGCGCGGCGACGGGTCAGCAGTCAGTGACCACAGACTGGTCGGACGGGCCGTTGACGACGGGGCGGAAGGCCTGCGTGTTCGAAGCGGTGCTCGACAGCTTCTTTTCCAGCGCGCTGAACTCGGCGCGGCTTTCGTCCAGGTCCTTGCGCAGTGCGGCGAACTGCTCACCGTTGGCCTTGATGCCATCGCGGATGCCAGTCAGAACCTCGGCCAGGCCAGCGAACGCCTGCGCATCAGCTGCGCCCTCCGGGGCCGGCGGCGTCACCGGTACCGGAGGCGGATTGGCCTTGCCGGTGAAGCGATCCAGCAGGCCAGCGATGCCGGAGAGCAGTTTTCCGGTGGCGTCGCCGCCGGCCGCGCCATCAGCGCCGACTTCTTCCAGCTCGATGCTGGATTCGCACGACGCGGTGAACACGTTCTCCGCGTTGAGCTTGCGGTCATCGAACAGCTTGGCCTCGGGGTGCTTGGCCGCGAAGGAAAGCTTTTCGGTGCCCAGGCTGGCCGGGCTGTCGGTGACGGCCAGGCCGACCAGGTAGGCACCGCCGGTCTTGGCGAAGTTGGGCGACACTTCGATGCTGGTGTAGATCTTCTGCTTGTCGTTGTTGACCATGCTCACCAGGGCATCGGTCGGTTCCAGCTGGGCGAACAGCGCCAGCTTCTTCTTGCCGTCGATGTCGACCTCTTCGGCCTTCACCGCCACCACATCGCCGTAGGCCTTGAACGGGCTGTCGGGCAGGATGCCGCGGATGTGTTCCAGGTTGATGCGGGCGCCATACAGCGACGGGTTGTAGCTGTCGGCCATCTGCTGGATCCAGACGCGCTCGATCACACGGCCATCGGTGGTGTCGCCTTCCACGGCGATGCGGAAGTGCTTGCTGCGGTACTTCTTCTTGGGATCCGACATGGTGTCCTCTGCTGATTTTGGCCGTGTGCGCGGATCGCGCTTCAACAGGCCCATGGTCGGCAGAGCGACAAACAGCAGCAACGCAACCGAGTTGTAAAACTCGGCGCTACGTCATTGATTTCTGTATGAATCGGTCGCCGGACGCGACCCTAGTGTGGTGAACGACGTCGCCGCCCAACTCCAGACCGACAGCCGCAGACAGGCCAAATTCCTGTACTGGATGGGCTGGCGTGTCACCGAGATCGCAGAGGCGATTGGCGAGAAAGAGAAAACCATACACAGCTGGAAGGCGCGTGACGAGTGGGACCGCGCCGACAATGTTGAACGCATCGGGGGCGCGCTCGAACAACGCCTTGTGCAGCTGATCCTGAAGGAAGGCAAGACCGGCGGCGACTTCAAGGAGATCGATCTCCTTCACCGCCAGCTGGAACGGCAAGCACGGATCCAGCGCTACCAAGGTGGTGGCAACGAGGTTGATCTGAATCCGGCCGTGGGCAACCGTAACGCCGGTCCCAAGAAGAAGGAGCGCCGGAACGAGTTCAGCGAGGATGAGGTCGAGCGGTTGACCACCGCGTTTGTCGATGGGTGCTTTGACTACCAGCTGGATTGGTACAAGGCCAGCAACCTGCGCACCCGCGCGATCCTCAAGTCACGACAGATCGGCGCAACCTATTACTTCGCCCGCGAGGCGCTCATTGATGCGATCAAGACGGGCCGCAACCAGATCTTTCTGAGCGCATCCAAGGCGCAGGCATTCCTGTTCCGTGGGTACATGCAGTCCTTCGTGCGCGAGACGCTGGACAAGGATCTCAAAGGCGGCGACAGCATCGTGCTGGCGAACGGTGCCGAGCTGTTCTTCCTGGGCACCAACGCTCGAACCGCGCAGGGCTATCACGGCAACTTCTACTTCGATGAGTTCTTCTGGACGCACGGGTTCGATGAGCTGAACAAGGTGGCCAGCGGCATGGCCATGCACAAGAAGTGGCGAAAGACCTACTTCAGCACGCCATCCACCATGGCCCACCAGGCGTACAGCTTCTGGACGGGCGAGCGCCGCAACCGGGGCAAACCGGCCGACAAGCGCATCAAGATCGACACCTCGCACGATGCGCTGGCGGGTGGCCACCTTGGCCAGGACAAGCTGTGGCGGCAGATCGTCACCATCCTCGACGCCCAGCGGCGCGGCTGCGATCTGTTCGACATCGATGAGCTGCGCGAGGAATACAGCGCGGACGCCTTCGAGAACCTGCTGATGTGCGGGTTCGTGGACGACAGTGCCAGTGTGTTCCCCCTGAGCCTGCTGCAGACATGCGGCGTCGACAGCTATGTCGATTGGGCAGGCGACTACCGTCCGTTCGCCCAGCGCCCATATGGCGACCGCCCGGTGTGGGTGGGTTACGACCCGGCGGAGACGGGCGACAGCGCCGGCCTGGTCGTGGTGGCGCCGCCCAGCGAGCAGGGCGGCAAGTTCCGCGTGCTGGAACGCTTCCAGTTCAAGGGTAATGACTTCGCCGCTCAGGCCGAGGCCATCCGCAAGATCACCCAGCGCTATTGGGTCACCTACATCGGCATCGACACTACCGGCATGGGTACCGGTGTGGCCCAGATCGTGAAGACCTTCTTCCCCAACTTGGTCACTTTCAGCTACTCGCCCGAGGTGAAGTCCAAGTTGGTGTTGAAGGCCTACGACGTGATCAGCAATGGCCGGTTGGAATACGACGCCGGCATGCTCGACCTGACGCGCTCGATCATGGCCATCAAGAAGACCCTGACCAAGAGTCAGCGGCAAGTCACCTACACCGCAGGGCGTAGCGAAGAGACGGGCCACGCCGATCTGGCCTGGGCGCTGTTCCATGCCCTGCAAAACGAACCGCTTGAGCGCCCACACACATCGGCGCGACGCAGCCGATTGGAGATCAACTCATGAACGACGTCGCCGCACCTGCGGCCACCGCCCGCACGGTCAGCTTCACCTTCGGGGATCCGGTACCGGTGCTGGAATCGGGCGGCATCCTCGACTATGTCCACTGCTGGCAGAACGGCCGCTACTACGAGCCGCCGGTGTCGCTGGACGGCCTGGCGCGCGCAACGCGCGCCAACGTGTACTTGGGATCAGGTCTGCGCTTCAAGACCAACATGCTGGTCCGCACCTTCAGGCCGAACAAGATCCTCACCCGCGAGGCCTTTGAGCAGTTCGCCATGGACTGGGTGCATTTCGGCATGGGGTATCTGGAACGGCGGAATTCGGTGATCGGCAACGCGGTGGCGCTGGTGCCGGCACTGGCCAAGTACATGCGGCGCGGCGTCGAGCCGGGCACCTTCTACCAGGTCCGCGGCTGGAAGGATGAGCATGAGTTTGAGCCGGGCAGCGTGTTCCAGCTGCGGGAGGCCGACGTCAACCAGGAGATCTACGGCTTGCCGGAATGGATGCCCTCGCTGCAGTCGGCCCTGTTGAACGAGTCGGCCACCCTGTTCCGCCGCAAGTACTACAACAACGGCTCGCACGCAGGCTTCATCTTGTACCTGACCGACGACCAGATCGATGACGCCGACGTGGACGCGCTGCGAGAGTCGCTGAAAAGCACCCGTGGCGTGGGCAACTTCCGCAACCTTTTCCTGCACTCGCCCAACGGCAAGAAGGATGGCCTGCAGCTGATCCCGGTCAGCGAAGTGGCCGCCAAGGATGAGTTCACCGGCATCAAGAGCGTCACCCGCGATGACGTCCTGGCATCGCTGCGGATCCCGCCGCAGCTGCTGGGGGTGGTGCCGCAGAACGCTGGCGGCTTCGGTTCGATCCGCGACGCGTACACGGTGTGGGGCGAGACGGAACTGGCGGCCCTGCAGACCCGCATGCTGCGGGTGAATGACTGGCTCGGCCAGGAGGTGATTGCGTTCGATCCCTTCGACCCGAAAGCCCTGGGCGGTGGCGCGTAATGTCGCCTGCCATGCAGAACCTGCGCTGCGGCGATTGCGCCAAGCTGCTCGCCCGCGCCCTCGGCTATGCCGAGCTACAGATCAAGTGCCCGCGCTGCGGCACGCTCAATCATATGAAGGCCGAGAGCCTCCCCTCAGTTCGCCCCGAGCGACTAGAAGAAGGCTCCTGCCATGCAAAACCTGCTGTTGAAGGGCGACGCCCTTTCCCTGCTGCCGACTCTTGAAGCCGGTTCCCCCCCCCCCCCCCCCGCCGGGGGGCCCCCGACGCCCCCCGCCCGCCAGCGGCCACCATCGGAGAAGTACATCCGCTCCGAGCTGCACGCCGACTTCCTGGGCGATGAGCGCGACCAGCGCTCGCACCTGCGATGGATGGTCATGTGGTTGAGCGAGTGTGCCCGCCTGCTCAAGGAGGGCGCGCCTGTTTGTGTCTTCACCGACTGGCGGCAGCTGCCGCTCACCACGGATGCGCTGCAGTGCGCCGGGTTCACCTGGCGCGGGGTGACTGTGTGGGATAAGACCGAGGGCGTGCGTCCTCAGCGCGGCCGCTTCCGTAACCAGGCCGAGTACATCGTGTGGGGCAGCAAGGGCGCCATGCCGCTGGACCGCAATGCTCCAGTGCTGCCGGGCGTCATCAAGGCGAAGGTGCGCCGCGATGACAAGCTACATATGACCGGCAAGCCTACTGAGCTGATGCGCCAGGTGGTGCGGATCTGCGAGGCCGGCGGGCGGGTCTTGGATCCGTTCGCTGGCTCGGGCACGACGCTGGTAGCCGCCCAGATGGAAGGGTTCGGCTGGACCGGCTGCGAGGTCACCGAGCACTACGCCCAGGTCGCACGCGAACGAGTCGCTGCGCTTTAAGGAAAGGACCACGGAGGGCCCCTTACGGGGCCTTCATTCGTGCTGCATCATTTGGCGGCTTCGGCCGCGATAGCACCCAGTAGCGTTCGCGCCTTCGCGCCTATGTTGCCGGCGAGTTCATCCAACATTGAATTGAGCTTCTCGTCTGCTTTCGGCGTTCTAATAAAATCAGAGGCAGACGTCCTTTCCCGCTGAGCGAGCAGTTCTACGATGTGGGCCTTTCTCAAGAAGGCACCATTTGCTTCCTTAACCGCATTGTATGCAGCATTCACGCCTTCGGATGCGTAGACACCCATCAACAGATTCATGCGTGAAGCTTCCACTTTTGCGTTGGTTGCCGCGCTAGTCTGTGCATCCAGATACTGGCCGTAGGTAAGAAGGCCCTTCGCCAAACGAAGCCCCAAGATCGCGTTCTGTTCGAGTAGTGTCGTCCAGTGTCCCGCCAAGACATAGAGCTCTTCCAATCGATCCCGGGAGACACGCTGTTGTTCTCTGGCTAGCTCATGGTCCTGTTGCATTTTCAACCGCGCATCGCTTCCCCGGTTGTTCATGATGGCAAGTGCGACAGCGACCGCTCCCGCCAGGGTGGCACCAATGACTACGCCGATGAGTTGACCGTAGGTTTGCACCCAGCTTGGCTGTAGCTTGTCCGGCGTAGCTTCGCCAATCACATTGACGATGAGTCCGATCAGTTGAGCGCGCATTTCTAGCCTGTCCTCCATTCCTTTTTCCCAGTCCGGATCCCCGCCGCAGCTTCAACGTGCGCATCGCGCGGAAAGTAGCTCCGTCGCGGGCTAGCCCTCATACCAGCACACGGGAGTTAACCGAGACTTCTCGTGGCTGCTTCGGCCGATGAGGCGAAATTGTTGAAAGTGTACTTAGACGCGGATATTTGCGATGGCGTGGCGGTTCTTTTCTTGAAGTGCCTTTCGCGCGTCATCCCATTGGAGCATTAAAGTCGCCCGCTGGGTTTCCTCAGAGCCTTCCTCTTGGCAGCAGAGCCAAAGGGCGTAGACCTTGTCACCGCTGCCAACTTCTTTCGCCATATCCAAATGGGCCCTCTCGATAGCTGTTCTCGCAGCGTCGCAGTGGGTCTGAACCATTTTTCTAAGCTTGACGTGGGCGGCGCTCACCTGCTCCATTGCCTTCTTGCATGTCGCGCGAATATCGATGCTTTCATCGATCTCATCCATGACCGATGGTTTGAACTTCTTGTTCTGAGCTAGAACAGTCTTCAATGAGTAAAAGATCAGCGACTCTGCCCAGCACGCCTTTCCCTGCCCGCGTACCCCGTGGATCGGCGCTGCGCTATGCTGAGCATGATTGCGTAACGCACAGATCAAGCGGTAGTGCTCGCTCCCGTCATACGTCTCGCGTAGTTGTCTCTCCGCGAGATCCTTGAAGGTAACCCTTGCGTCGACACCAATGGCCAGCAGCGGCTTGCCAAGTTCCAGATGCTTGAAATCCTGAACTACCTGGTCGACGTACGACTGATGAGCCGTTAGGAAATTCATGAACATACGGTTGGCTTCTGCTAGCACGCCATTGGCGGCCAAGTAGCTGTAGTGCGATGACGTCACAGAGATAAGAGACTGACTCGCGCAATACATTTCAAAGTCGCGGTAGTTGTTGAGCAGGATTTCATACTTCTGCTCAAAAGCGTTCAGATCTATGAGAGTTTGCCGAGCGTGCTGCAACGATAGGTAGTTGGCATGATCCAGCTCTACCGCGTCGGAGGTAGTCATGTCGGCGATCTGTATCCAGTAGACGGTTCCCACGTGATCTCCTTGGAGGGCTATGTGGTGATCATAGAACGATGACGTGCGTGAGTCCGGGTTCCACCATCGCTGACACAACGGCCGCCTGACCGGGCGGCTTTTTCTTTGCCGTGCGTCAGCGAAACGATGCCCTTTCGGTGGCCGCTGGCTCCAAGACGACGGTGCTGTGAGCTCTCAACCAGGTGCCGTGAAGCCGCTCTGGTTGCGCCCTGCTGCCGATCCCTACGCCGAAGAACCCTCTCCCGTCCCGGGTAGAGGCGGAGACGGCGCAGACACGCTACAGAGCGGCTGAGAGCGATGGTGGCGAATGGGTAAGCCTACGAGTGTCTAAGCGGTGGCCCAGAGGCGATACAACGGCCGTCGACCCTCGGCGCGCGCAGTCGTCGCCCCGCCACGCCTGCGGTCTTTTCCCCCCTATTTTTCCGCAGCCCTGCACCACCCCGGAGGGACCGCCGCAGCGACGCGACGCAGCCCTTGCATGGGGGCGCCGATCCCTGCGGATCCCTGCGCGCAAGGGGGCTTTCTCGCAGCCGTCTGCCTCGCTCAGATGCGATCTAAAAATGGTGGGGGGTCCGGAAAAGGGCAATGTCTGCTTGGGGCCCCCCGGAGTGTTTCGTAACTGATTGATATAAAAGCGAAATGGCGGATTGCAAACAGCGTTAATCAGGGGCAATTTTCATGGGGCTGTTTTGTAATGTCATTGATTTCAAAGGAAATTTTATTTGGTAGATGTTGCCCTCTGGTTTGGCAATCAGGTTGCTCATTTGTTGCCCTATTGTTGCTATTGGATTGGTTCCATAACTTATTGATTTTATGTAACTACTTGATCATCCGCTAAGCGAATTACAGAAATTGCTAGGTTCCGATGGTCACGGCATAAATTGCCTATAAGGGGGCGAGGCACTGCCCAAGCCTCTCCATTGCGCCCTCTCTCTGTATCCGCGCCGCCGCCGCCAGTGCTCGATCACCGACGTTGGCCAGCGCGCTCGGGTCGCTAAGATATGCGTCGCCTGGTGATCGAGAGCAGTGGGGATGGATGAAGGGTGGACGTACGCTGCCGGCCGTTGGGACCTGCGCTGGCGCAACCGATCCGTCGCCGTGATAGTCGAGCAGCCGGAAGGATCCGTGCGGATGACCCTGTGCGCGCTGAAGATCTGGCAGGTCGTCTTTGCCCGAGCGGCCAGCGTCGACCAGGCCAAGCGATACGCAGAGCGCTGGTGTGCCGCCCGACTGTTTCCAGAGCTGCCGAGCAGGGAAGGGGCGAAGAGGTTGAGACGGCTGCACGCAAGCGACCCTGGTGTTCTCTAA